GTTTGGTTACAACAAATAGTTTAATATTCTTAACCAAACAAACCTTAACTAATCACGCATCTGTTTCAATTACATCAAAAGGTTCAGGTACTTTTACAATAGGTTCCTCACATAACGGAGACGCAGACACAGTTGCTTACTTAATTATAAACCCATCATAACATGGACTTAGAAAAGATAGCACAGATTGTTCAAGATACCTTTAAGAAGGCGTTATACGAACCACAATATAGATTTGGAATAGGTCCAAATTCAGTTGGTGGTGAGAGTGATAAAGTTGCTAGTCGTTCTTTGTATGATAGTATTGAAGCTATACCATCGAAAGACGGAATCTTTATTTTCATGAATAGTTATGGTAAATCTGTTAACAAGGGTAGAAATCCAGGAAAATATGTTCCAATCAAACCATTAGAAGAATGGGTGAAAGCAAGAGGATTAAGTTGGAAAGATAAAGATGGAAAGGCCATGTCAACAAAGACCATGGCAATTATAATAAGTAAAAATATCAAGAACGTAGGGATACCAGCACTTCCTTTTGGATGGATGGACTACGCAATTGAAGAATTATATAAAAATAAAGATTTAGAAAATCTACTTGTCGACATGACGGTAGAGGATTTAATAAATAAATTTCAAGGAATTTAAATATGAGTTTTGAATATATATCACAATACGCAAACGGATTAAACAGTAATACTCAAATTCGTAGAAGTACCGACATGATTTATCAAAGAGGTGCAACATACGAAGTAGTGATGCAAGGTTTCTCCTATCAATCATCCATGGAACTTGATGTTGACATGTATGTTGACGATAGTAAGGTAGGAAGAATGTCTGTTGTACCATATTCGGTAACACAGTATGGTGCGTTCTTTACGTACAGATTTAACATTAGACCATATGATTACTTGTCAAACTATGTCCAATCACAACACTATGGATATTATTGGTTAAATGATTGGGATGCAACTAATGATACAATCAACATTAATAATCCATATCCAAACAGTATTAAAGCAAACTTTAAATATGGATATAGATACTCCGTAGGTTCAAGTGTAATAACAGAATATACAGACGCACCTACAAACGATTTTGACCACTATACAGACGTTCCAACATGTTATGGTGATACTTCTTTCGTTCCATCAGGATTTACCAACACAGGGGAATATTTTAACTATGTGGGTGGTGCTTTCCAATTGGATGAGAAGTATCTATTGAGGAATTTTGACCAAGAGATTGGAACGGTAGTAGGAACAGGATTAACAATTAACACAGTTGATGTTAATAGAAGACTATCACCTATGGGACAATTCCTTTTGGATTTTCCTATGGTACCTGAAGAAAGTGAAACATCAAGATTCTTAACAGATTCTCCTCGTATCCTTTCTATACAATCCAACGAAAATTATGAATTATATTTGTTAAACGGACAAACAGGAGATAGACAAGTGATAGAGGCAGACTATGCAAGATTTGAATTTTATGATGAAAATAATAGTTTAATTTCACAATTTAATTTAGAAATAAATAAAACAGGAACTATATACCAATCACCAACAGGTTATACAGATACTTTACAGGTATTTGGTTTACCATGTGGACCTGTTGATATTAGTAATATATATGCTGATGTGGATTTTAATCAAGTAGCTTATTACACAGTTCAATTATACTATTCTTTCCCATCACCAAATACCAATAGACAAGTAATAGGACCAGTCGGACCATGTTCAGAAAGATTCTATTTCTATGTAAATCAGAATTGTGGTCCTGAAGATTTCAGAGTTGGTTTCTTAAACATGCGTGGTGGATTTGATTATTTTACATTCACAGCGTTTAGACAAGACAGTAAAAAAATAACAAGACAGACATATGATAGTAGATATTATGCTACCAATTTGTCTAGTCCTGACAGAGATTACGCCAGAACAGTTAAAACATTTGATACGGATGTTACCCAAGAAATTGTGGTAGAATCTGATTACATCAATGTTGAAACAGGAGAATGGTTGCAACAATTATTCATGTCACCTCAAGTATATGAGATGAGACCTGATTTTGTATCACCGATGGACAGACAAGATAAAATTTATAAAGACTTAAGACCTTTACAAGTGGTATCAACAGAGGTAGATACAATAACAAAAAAACACAAAAAATTAAACAAATACAGAATAACATTCAAGAGAGCGGATAGTTTCTTTGTATCAAAAGGTTTCTAATTTATGTCAACAAAACAACAAACTGTATTAAGAGTACAAACAAATATACCTTCAAGTCTTACCGTAACTGGTGAAACTACATTATCAGTTGTAACTATCGGAGGTACATCATTTGGTGGTAGTGGTACTGAGGTTAGTCCATACACAGGAATCACATCAGGAGCCACATGGAATGTAACACTTACCAACACAGGAGGAACAAGTTTATTCTACTATTCAATTAGTGGAACCACAGGTTTTACAGGTACAGGCACAGCATACGATCGTTATTATGTAGACATGAATATCACATACCCTGATGATTCACAAACTAATATTAGTGGATTTGAAGAGTATGGACAAAGAGTCATTGACGGAACAGTATTACTAAATGATGGTGATACGGTACAATTTAACGCGTTTACATTTAATATAACAGGAACATCGTTGAATTTTTACATGGTTCCACAAGACCAAACAAACAATTACACAGTTAACCAATATGACTTTTTAGATTTATACGGAGATGTTCCAATTAAAATTAATAAGTCATTTGCGGAACTACAAGATATTGGTAAAAAGAATGCTGATTATTCAATCGGATTAAGTTTACCTGGTTCAAAAAAGAACAATAGATTCTTTGAAAACTTCTATAATGTTGATAGTTCAACGTTATACTTCGACGTAACCAAAAGGGTTCCATGTTCGGTATTAATCGATGATGAAGCTTATTTCACAGGTTACATGAAACTTAATAAGGTTTCAGTTTTAAATAGTAAGGTAGAATATGACATTACGTTATTTTCAAATGTGTCGGATTTATTTGCAAAGATTGGAAATAATGTAATGAAAGATTTGAATTATGATGATACCGATTATCACTTCAATCACTACTTTAACATGTGGAACATAGCTTCGACATGGTCACAGAATGGTCTTCAATCACAATATGAAGTACCATCTCTTTGGATGTACCCTGTTGTACATAATGGTTACAATTATACAGGAGATAGTCAAAGTAGAGCGGTAGTCGATGTTAGTGGTGCTACAAGTGGTTCAACAAGATTATTTACATCAACAAACGTTGGTACATTTTCAAGTGTTGCAAACTTCTATAGTAGTGGTGGTAAGAATTATTTTATCAACTCACCTGTAAATCCAATATTAGATAACCAATTAAAACCAGCACTTAACATTTGGGGATTAACTCAATTATTATTTAACTCATACGGATATAGAATTAAATCACAATTCCTAAATTCAGCATGGTTTAAATTATTGTACATGTATGGGTATTTTAGTTCACAAGCAACTAAATTCTCATTCAAGTTCAATAAGGCGGAAACACTAACAATTGATAACGTAGACGTTCTACCAAAATTAGAAGCAAATAGAACAATCAAAGCTTACGTTGTTAAGAAAGGTACTGGTACTCCATGTGTTTGTAATCAAGATATTAAAGTTACATTTAATACAAGGTCAAATTTGTTTGGTACAAATTTTTATAATGATTTCACTATTACAGGTGGAACATATGGTGTATCATTTCAATTCTCAGCAGGAAGAAATTATAGAAAAACTACAAGTAATGTAACCATCTCAGGACAACAATTAAGATACCAACCAAGAACACCAAACACAGAGGTTGCTTTTGAAGAAGGTGAATATGTGAATTTTAGTACTGTCATGGATGATAAGATTAAACAAATTGATTTCCTATCATCTCTTGCAAAGAAATTTAACTTGGTATTTGTTCCCAATCCTAACGACCCATTTGAAATTATTGTTGAACCATATGATTTTTATATTGGTACAGGTAATATTATTGATTGGACAGATAAGATGTCCTTTGATAAAGGATTTACTGTTGAGCCAGCAATTAACTATATTGAAAGTGAGATATTGTTAACAGACCAAGAGGATGGTGATGATGGTAATAAACAATTTAAAGATAGAAATAATAGAATATACGGACAGAAGAACTATTATGGTTCTACCGCCTTCAAGTCACAAGAGAAAAAAATTGACACCATATTCTCACCTGAGATTATTCGTAAATGGGATTCAAGAATTAAACTTCCATTAGGGGTAAACTACGCACAATCATCACAAACAGAAAAGGTTGGTGATAATGAAACAGTTGTTAGTTTATACAAAGGATTAAAATCTAAACCAAAATTGATGTTTAACTTGGGTAATTTCTCACCTTTCTTGGATTCAATTAATGAAGTATATACCACAAGTAACGTTAATACCTTCTTCTTTAGACTTTCTCCTTCAAATGGTGTAAACCTTCAGTCGATAGCTTACGGTCCATTTTTGTGTCCCATGGTGAGTCACACGCTACCAATTGGTAATCCTGATGAAAATAAAATCACTAACGATAGTTTATCAATTTTATTTAATTCAGAGGAGATGGCTAACTTGGGTGATGGTATATCCACATTCTCAGCTTACACAAAGAATGATGCATATAGTACATTCTATTCAACAAGAATTGATAATATATACGATAAGAACACAAGATTCTTAAATGGTAATTTTGATTTAAAATTATCCGATGTTAAGAACTTAAAACCAAATGATATTATTAAAATACAGGAACAATATTTCTACATGAATAAACTTGATGGGTTTAATTTAACAAATCAAGAATTAACCAAAGTAGAACTTGTTCAAACAACTGTAGCACCAAAAGAATATCCTGAAAGATATTTCTTCTATCAGTATTGTGGTAGTAATGATGTATATAAATTCAAAACTTATTATAATGGTGAAGATAATCTAACAGGTAATTTATACAACGGTGAAAAATTAACAGGAATTAGAAGAACTTATTTCTATTGGAGTATTTTCTATGACTACATGATTGGTGCTTTAGGTGGAAGTGCAAGTGGTTTTACCGCTTCATTTGTAAATCCTGGTACTCTTCAAAGATGGGCTTATAATATTTCGGAAGTAGCCGAAGATGTTTGGGCTAATTATTTTAAAATACCTCATCAATACGACGTAAACAATAGATACTTTGTTGACCAAATAGATTATGGTCCAGAAGGTGATATAAATCAAACCGCAGGTAATTTATTTGTTCAATCAAATAATTCACCTTACAATAAGATATTCTTTAATGCTGCTGTTAATTGTCCAACATTTACAGGATTATGTACAACAAATAATGTGACATTAACCGCTGCACCAACACAACCACCAATACCAAGATTTAGATTTAAAAATTGTGATGACCCAACTGATATACAAGTATTTGAGATGTACGCTTATATTGAGGTTGCAATCGGTAAATTCTATAGATTATCAAAATGGTTTGATGAACAGTTTGACACAACTCAGTGTTGGGAAGCAATTGAAGAAACAACTGACACATATAATGTTAATAATATTTTAATTTTTGGTGGTCCATATGATACATGTGAAGAATGTAAAGTTGCTGACTTACCAGCACCATATGACCCTTACCCTCAACCAAATGCAGGACCTGGTGGTTCATTAATATTAACATATAATGAATATGACCCAACAGCCAATACACCACAAACATATGTTCAATTTAGAATTAATAATAGTAGCGAAGAAGAAAATGTAGAGTTTCAATATGCAGACTGTGAGAATTTATTCATCAGGAATATCTTTACAGGTCAAACATTAGAAACATGTGTTCAACCATTCACTTCAACACGTTATACATATGTTAACATTATACGTAGAGATTACACAACAGATGATGTTGATGGTAATAATGGAATTTACGAAACTCAAATTTATTGTAGAAGTAACCTATCAAGTTCAATGAATTGTTTTAATCAGGACATTACAATTGATTGTAGACCTGACGCTTATAAGTTTGAGTATTTGGTTTATGTTGAAACAAGTAATGTACCATTACCAACATGTCCTCCTACACCAACTCCGACGATGACGGCTACACCAAGCCCTACTCCGACAATGAGTGCAACATCAACTCCGACTCCGACTCCAACAGGTACTGGTCCAACACCTACACCAAGTTCAACAGGAACGGCTACACCAACTCCGAGTCCTACTACAACTGGTACACCAACTCCGACTCCAACAGGTACTGGTCCAACAGCTACGCCTCTACCAACAGCGACAACGTTTATACCAACTCCATTACCTACATTACCACCATCACCAACAGCAACACCATTACCAACAGTTGCACCAACGGCAACGGTAATACCTACGTCTACACCAGCACCTACTCCAACTGCAACAGTCGGTGTTTTACCTACATATCAATATGTTGTTATTGGTACAGGGACAGGTGCGGCGGATTTAAACTTTAGATCTTTACAAATAGGTGCGAATTTACCTCGTCCTAATAGAATAGAATTTCCTGACTTCTATAGTGATACTAAAAATTTCATTGAGGATTTAGGTACACAAAATGGATTAGGGTCCTTTATCGGTCAAAATGCTGTATCAGCGCGTTTTATAGTATGTGATAACAATACCGCATGGAATGGATGGAATTGGTCAATGAAATTTTATAAAAATAATGTATTATTTCACACATACGATTCATTTCCACTATCATCACCTCCACCGATGGCAATCTGTCCTGGTGGCATTGATAGGTCTTATGATGCACCTACACCATCACCAATTAATTATGGGGATGTTTATAAAGTAGAACTTTATATTGCAATACCTTAAAAAAAACTATATTTAATAATATGAGCAGAAAATATATAAGTCAAAGAGAAGACACAAATTTCATTTATCCAAATAATGATAGATCACAATATGATGTTGAAATTATACATGATATTAATGATAATTACATGACAGGGTGTACGGCAGCAATTAATTCATATACCGCAACAACGAGTAATATGATATTTAATTCTAGTTATTCTATGAATTATAATAACGCTGAAAAATTCATTGATGAACAAGGATTTTTACATGTGTTTTCTGTACACATGTTAGCGCCAGGTCAAGATTATTATAAACCATGGAGGTGTATATATGTCGATAGGAACGCTGTAACAGGTAATCAAATTTATTCAGGTACCTCAACATCATTTAATATTTCAGCAACTAACATGGGTCTTTCAAGTACAGGATTTACATCAGGAACATATTATTTGGAATTTAGATTTATAGGAAAAAAGGTAGTAATACCTGTTTGTATAAGTGTTAACGTTGTTATAACTTCACCGGCTACACCAACACCAACTCCTACGACCACAGGTCCGACAGCTACACCAGCTCCTACACCAAGTCCAACGCCAACAGGAACAAGTAGTGCAAAGAATTTACAAATATATGGTAGAGATATAGATGGAACACCATCTACTTTGACATTATTCTATAGTGTTAATGGTGGTGGTAATATAAACGTACCAGGTGCTACCGCAACAACACTACCAGGATCATGTTCATTTATCTATACCATAACAGGATTAACAACTAATGATAGTATAGAATTTGGAACTAGTATTTTATGTGTCATGAATGGAAATGGTTCATCAGCATCATGTCCTTCTTCATCAGGAAGTGCTACAACATTCACATATGTAATTGATGCACCAACAACACAACAAGTGGCATTAACAGTTGATAGTGGTACAATACCATAAAATATAATACTTATAATAACAATCCATTATAAACTAAAATATATACATATATAGATTATGGCCCAAAAAGAACTGACGATTAAAATTAATGTCAAAGGACAAGAAATTCAACTGACCGGAAAACAGATTGATGTTTTCAATAAGAGTATTATTGACATGAAAGCACAACTTGACCAATTAGGTGCAAGGACTGAAAAGAATGGTGAACAATTTGACAAATTAAAAGGTGATATTGAAGCTTTAGAACAGGCGTTTGGTAGTACAAAACAGGAAGCTAAACAAACTGGTGACGCAATTGAAGATACAGGTAATAAGACTGAAGAATCAGGAAAGAAGACAAAAAATACAGAAGAAAAAACCAAATCTTACGCAGCACAGATTAGAGTATTAAGAACTGAACTTTCAGGATTAGGTGATAGAACCGCAGCGAACGCTGACCAATACGATAGTTTAACCGCAAGTATCAGAGATTTATCTGAGAAACAAGAAGACCTTCAATTCGGTACAAAGAAAGTTGATGATGCTTTAGCTTCATTACCTGGCCCAATTGGTAAGGCGGCACAAGGATTTAAAACATTTGATGATGGTCTAAAGAACGCTAAGTCGGCTTTAGGTGGTCTAACACAACAATTCCCAATATTAAAGAACGCTATTGCAGCTTCAGGTATTGGTGTTTTAGTTATTCTTTTTGGTTTGTTGGTAGCAGCTGTCATGAAGGCGTTCAAATCCTTCAAACCACTACAAGACGCTGTTGGTAAATTCGGTGTTCTATTTGATATATTGGGTAAAGCAATCCAACCTATTATTGATTTAATTGGTGGGGCTTTAACATTTGTTTTAGAAGGTCTTGCAAAGACCCTTGCTTTCGTTACAGGTAAAACTGAAGAATATAACAAAGCGGTAGCCGATAAAGCTGCATTAGAACAATTAGAAAAGAATGTTAAGAGACAAGAGGAATTATTAGATTCCCAAGGATACAAATATGACGAGTTTACTCAACGTAAAATCAAAGCCAATATTGATTATAACAAGAAGGTTATTGAATTAAACGCTGATGAGACAAAGTCTGAGGCTGACAAACAAGCTTTATTAAAGGCTTACAGAGATAAAGCCGATAATGAAATTAACCAAGCGGATGCGGATAGAAAGAAAAAGGCGGATGACGCTAAAAAGACTGAGAATGACAAAATCAAACAAAAGAATGATGCTGCAGCACAGTTAAACCAAGACTACGAAAAGAGATTAAACACCATCCAAAATGAGAACGCTTTATTACGTTTAAAGGATGAGAATGAAAAAGGTAAACTTAAGTTAGAACAGGATTATAAAAATCAACTTGATGAAATTAATCAAACTAAGTTTAGTGATAAGAAAAAACAAGAATTAAGAAAAGAAACTCAAAAGAATTATGAACTAAAACTTAAAGAGTTTAATGCTAATATAAAGAAATTACAAGAAGACGCTGATAAGGACCTTGCAAAACAAACAAGGGACATGAAGACCGCCATGATTGCTGATGACAAGTTAAGAATGGAGGAAGAGGCAAAGAATCGTAGGGATGATGCACTAGCTGCAATTGATGAGACAAAGGCGTCAGAGGAGGCTAAGGCCAAAGCAAAACTTGCAATTAACCAACAATACTCAAAAGATGTTGCTAACGTTGATAAAGAGATTGCTAAGAAGAATAGAGAAAACGTATATAATGAGGTTCAATACGAAAGAGAAACAAGAAAATTAGGTTTAGATAATAAACTTAAAGCAATTGATATATCATTCCAATCTGAGGTTGCAAAGGTTAAAGCAAGAAGTCAGGTGTTCAAAGAACAAGCTCTGTTGGATAAACAAGCTGAACTTGATAACCTTGATAAGTTATACGCAGATAAAACCGAGAAAGACCAAAACTATTACGATAGAAAGAAAGCAATTGAGGATGGATATACTTTAGCAATTAAGGAGAATGAACTTGCAACTGAAGCACAAATTATTGAAGCAAGAAATAAGAACAGAGACGCTGTTATGATGTTGGCCGATTCAATTGGTGCTTTAGGTGTTGCAATGGGTGAAGAAACCGCTGCAGGTAAGGCGTTAATCAAAGTTCAACAAGGACTTGCATTAGCTACAACCATATCAGCAATTGCTGACCAATTAAAAGGATTAGGTCAAGCAGCAAAATTACCTTTCCCCGCAAACGTTATTGCAATTGCAACATTCATCGGAACAATTGGTACAGCGGTATCACAATTCAAAACATTATTTGGAATGGGTCCAAAAGACCTTGCGAAAGGTGGTGGAGGTGAAGGTTCACCAGCAGGAGCAAACTCAGCACAATCTCTTGGTAAAGGATACGCAAATGGTGGTCTTGTAACAGGACCTGGTAGTTCAACAAGTGATAGTATCCCTGTTAGATTATCAAATGGGGAAGCTGTGATGACATCGGGAGCGGTTACCATGTTTAGACCTATGTTAAGCATGATGAATCAAATGGGTGGTGGAACATCATTCAACTCAGCTGTAGGTGGAGCAAACTATGACAATCCAAATGTGGCTAATCCAATATTAGACCAATCACCAACAATAATAAAAACATACGTGGTATCAAGTGAATTGACCACAGACGCACAACGTCAAGCAAGATTAAAAGATTTAAGTACATTGTAATATGGCTAAAGGAAAATCAAGTGGAGGTTCTTATAAAGTAACCTTCGGAAAAAAGAAATCACAACCTACAGGTAAAAAGTCTTATGGACCTAAATCACAAAAACCTAAATCCTATAGAGGACAAGGTCGTTGATATTTATAAATAAAACATTTATATTTTAATACATGAAAAAAGATAAAGTATTTGAATTAAGAATAGAAGACGAAGATGAGGTTTCAGGGGTAGATTTTATCTCCCTTGTATCAGAACCAGCAATTGAGTACGACTATGTTTTTTTCAATAAACAAAAACCAGAAGACTTCCATGTACCTGAAGGTGAAGATGAAAAGTACATAAACATGTTTATGTCCAAAGGACAATCAGAACAAGATTTACTTGATGAAGGATGGGAAATTGAATCAATAACTGAAATGGGTCATCATGACTTTGGTCTTGCACCAACTACTCCAAATGACGAATCATCAGAAGATACTGATTTTTATAGAACTAGATTTAAGTATGGTTTATCATCAAACATTAATGAATCTGAGATTATACCAACAACAAGAGAATATTGTAGAACATTATTGAATAGGAACTTTGTATGGAGGTTAGAAGAGATTAATACCTTAAATCCAAACAGTGATCCTGATGACGGAGGATTTGGTGGACAACCTAAATTTTACCGAGGCGGGTTCAATTGTAGACACCGTTGGTTTAAGATTCTTTATAAGAATGAAGGTGCTATTAGAAATAAAACTTCAATTGGAACTAATAAGATTAAGGATGAAGCAGGTCGTTCATCAGACTTAGCAACAGATTGGTATCAACCATCTCTTGTTACATCAAAGACTCTTGCAAACCCATCACCTGAAACAAAAAAGAATTTAGGATTATCAAAAGAGAAGTTTGAAATAGACTCACAAAATGTAAACGTATTTGGTTATCATACAAGATACTTTGCATTATGTCCTTCAGCACAAGAATTGTTCAGACATCTTGTATCGATGGAAGTTGATGAAGATACCATAGGAATGATTAGAAGTGCTGCAAGAGCTGCTGATAATGTTTTTAAAATTGAAATTGAAGTAGTAAAAGCAGAAGAGGCTACAGAACATCAATATGAAGAAGCTGAAGTATCTGTTGATGATATGAAAGATGTTATTGGTGAAGTAGATAAAATTACGGGAATGAAACATGATTTATCTTTTATGGATGACCATGTTGAATTAATTGAAGGATATGTTAAAGAAGATTTAGGTTATGACGTAGGTGGTTTACCATCTTATGTAGACCAAATCCAAACAGGTAAAACAAAGAATAACTTCCAATCATACTCAGACTACCCTCAAGGTGTTAAAGATAACGCAAAAAGGGTATTGAAATATGTTGAAGAAAATGGATGGGGTTCTTGTGGAACTGAGGTAGGTAAAATCAGAGCTAATCAACTTGCTGACGGTAAACCCATCTCGGAAGAAACTATCATGAGAATGTACTCCTACCTATCAAGACATAAGGTTGATTTGCAATCATCAAAGTCATTTGAAGATGGTTGTGGATACCTCATGTACATGTCATGGGGAGGTCCTGATGCTTTAGGTTGGGCTGAACGTAAGTTAAGAAAACTTCAAGCTGAGAAGATGTCAAGACAGAACTTCCAAGTTGACTCAGAAGAAAAAAGAATCATCTTAGGTCCCTGTATGGTCCCTGACCAATACATCTATCGCAAGCAAAAAGATGGAACTCCTTATTATGTATATTTTACAAAAGACACAATTTTTCAGATTCAAGAGAAGTTCATGAGAAAGAAATATCTTGATAACGCTGACACCGAACATAATGGTAAAGCTGAACAGGATGTATATGTAATTGAGTCATGGATTAAAGAAGACGATAACGATAAATCAACGAAGTATGGTTTTGGTGATTTACCAATCGGTACATGGTTTATTTCAATGAAAGTACGTAATGATGAAGTTTGGGAAAAAATTAAGGATGGTTCACTAGCGGGATACTCGGTTTCGGGGTTCTTTGAGGAAGTAGAACAGTTTTCTAAGGAGTACATGTTCCTTCAACAACTTGCTGATTTACTAAAAAACGTAAAAGAGTAAAATAAAAATAAATAATCTGGTCTAATATATACAAATTTATATTTAGAATTAGAGGAAATAAACAAAAACAAAATAATAAATTATGTCAAACCCTAAAAAAGCAATTGCAGAAATTAAGAATTTAATGAAACAATTCGGTTTTTTGGCTGACGATCAAGCTGTTTTAAAGTCTTTCAAGACGGAAGATAATACGATTTTAGAAACTTCAAACCTTAAGGTAGGTGAGAAAATCACCAAATTAAATGAAGAATTTGAAAGAGTAGCATTAGAATCAGGTAAGTATCGTTTAGTTGAAAACTTCAATATTGAAGTAAAAGAAGGTGAAATTGTTGCAGTTAAAGAAATCTTTATGGACGCAAAATTAATGGACGGTACTGTCATCAAAGTATCTGGTGAAGAATTAGTTGAAGGCGCTGAAGTTAAAGTTGTAACTCAAGAGGCCGAGATAATGGCCCCTGATGGGACCCATGAGTTATCTGATGGAACTAAAGTTGAAACCAAAGATGGTATAATCGTTAAGATTGAAACCATGATGGAAGACGAAGAGGACATCGATGAAGCTATCGACGAAGAAGTTGCAGTTGATGAAGAATCAATGAAACAAATCTATTCATTATTAGAAGATATGATGAAAAAAGTATCTGAGAAAATGAAGAACATGGAAAAGAAAATGGAAGTTATGAACGCTGAGTTTAGTGCTTTTAAATCACAACCAGCTGGTAAACCAATTCCAAATGGTAAAACAGAATTTTCTAAAAATGATAATAACCTTGAAGAATCAAGAATTAATGCAATTCTTCAATTAAGAAAAAAATAAAAAAAAATTAAACAAAAAAATAAGATTATGAAAAATTATTCAAAAAATGATTTCGCTTATGTAGTTAGTTCAATCACTGGATTTACCGATGAGGTAGGTGGTGCTTTGTTAACAAAAGCTTTAGTTGGTGCTACTACAGTTAAAGAAATTACTCAAAGAATCGGCGTTAAGGGATCACAATCACTTAACCTATTAGACTCTACTCCAGTTTTCCAAGCAGGAGCTTGTGGTTGGGGCGGAGCAACTGGTGGTACAACTACATACACTCAAAGAGACCTAACTGTTTGTGCTGAAAAGGTAAACATGGAGTGGTGTTCAAGAGATTTACATGACACATATTTGTCAATGTTCTTAAATCCAGGTCAAATTGCTGAAAACGAATCAGCACCTTTCGAAAATTATATCGCTGACAACTTAGTTCAACAAATTCAACAAAGAGTTGAAACTAAAATTTGGACAGCAACTACCGCAGGTGGTGACTGTTTCAACGGTTTAAAAACATTAATCGCTTCAGGTCAAACTGGTGTTGGTGTTTCTGTATCAGGTACAGCGTTCAACCAAGCGGTTGCATACGGTACAAACGGAAATCCGATTTACGAAATTGACAAGATGATAAACGCTTTAGATTCTAACGTTCAAGCTTTGGACGATCTTAAGGTTTTTCTTTCATTCAGTCAGTTTCGCAAGTACATTCAATCTCTAACAGTTGCGAACTACTTCCAAAATTACATTAACGGAGCTAAGTCTATCGGTGATATGGCTAACGCATACGCGATTCATCCCAATAGTACAGTGAAGGTTGTCCCAACCATAGGTATCACAGACAACTATGTTTGTATTTTACCAGCTAGATACGCATTTTTTGGAACGGATTTATTGACAGATACGGAAAAGATCGATGTATTTTATTCAAAAGATTTTGATTTGCTGAAGGGGCGTTCAAATTATTCCTATGGTGCCCAAATTGCTAAATTTGGATCAACAGCTTACTTTGCAGTTAACGGATTGTAATATCAAATTATAAAAACAAGGGAGGTGAAAGTCCTCCCATTTTAAAATAAACAAAAAAATTAATACATAAAAATATGTCAACATGTTTCATTAATAGTGGTATAAATCTTGGATGTTCAGACTCATTGGGCGGCATCAAAAAGGTTTATATCTTAGGTGGTACATCTGGTGCGACAATCACTGGAGTAACCTACAACGTAAACGGCGAGGTGACAGGTGTAACAGGTAGTGGTACTTTGTATGGCTTCGAATTGAAGCGCAATACGAGCTCACTTACTCAAACAATTTCAAAGTCATTTGAAGCGGGCAGCTTGTTCTTCCTTCAAGAACTTTTGATGGTGTTCTACAAATACGACCAAGACAAAGCTGATTTAGTTTATGCGATGGCGAAGAACGACGAATTAAAAGTTGTTGCAATTGACCAAAACGATACACAATATTTGTTAGGTCAAGAAAATGGTTTGTTCATTTCAGCAGGTACTTTAGGTACAGGCTTGAACGTGGCAGATCGCAATGGCGCGGAGATTACACTTCAAGGCCAGGAGCCAGAACCTAGTAGAGTTATTACAGGAGCTTTAGCAACTGTGTTCACAGGATTCACAATCAGTGGATAATCGTAAGTCTGTGGTGGACTGAATTTCTATATCTCGTAAAAGGGAGTGGGTAACCACTCCTTTTTTTATATTCTACCATTCCAACTAAACTTTTTTTATATTTACAAGTAAGAGGATATTTATATATTATGTTAATAATACAAAAAGGACAGGTAAATGAGTTGGTCATGAATATCAATAACAACTCAAGAACAGATTTTACAGGTTATACTTTAACCTTCATACATGTCATGTCTGAAGAAGTTAAGAGTTATACTGTTAATACATCAAACCCAAGTCAATACGCGGATAATATTCGTTATTGTGAGATTGTTTTGGATTTATATACCAATGACCTCAATTACGAAGGTCAATACGAATTGAACATTTATGGTAATGGTACATCCAAAGTTTTTACAGGAATGGCTGAATTAGTTGGTAATAGTGAACCAGCACCATTTGTTGAATATATCTCACCTAACGAAGACAACGAAAATTACATTTACTTAAGTTAAATTTATGAGTCAAGAAAAAGAAAAATATCAATTAAGAAAGATTGGATTCCGTCAAGAACCAATTTTACCTATGTTCTCAGAAGTTTTTGATAGAAGACCATGGGTTCTATATGGTGGTGATAATCACATGGCGCAATATCTAATCAGTCGTTACCAAAATTGTGCAATCCATAAAGCAATTATCACATCAAAGAGAGAACAAATTTGTGGAGACGGAATGGTTTCATTAAATAATCCCATGGCCACAGTTAATCTTGTGAACAAAAAAGAAAACATATCTGACGTATTTCGTAAATGTGCGTTGGATTTGGTTTTGTTCGGAGGGTACGCGATAAATTGTATTTGGAGTAGAGATAGAAAAACGATTGCTGAAATTTACCATACAGACTTTTCAAGACTAAGATGTGGTAAGATTAATCCTGAAACTGATGAAATTGAAAAATATTATTACTCAGCTGATTGGTCAAACATTAAAAAATTCCCTGTATTAGAATATGATACATTTAATCAAGAAGATGGTGAACCATCTCAGATTTATTACTATAAGTCATATACTCCAAACAATAGTTATTATCCTCATCCTGATTATAGCGGCGCACTTGCAGCCATAGAAATTGATGTGAACATAAAAGAGTTTCATGCAAACAATCTAAAGAATGGTATGTTACCAAGTCTATGGATAGATTTTGTAAACGGTGTACCGTCATCTGATGAAATGAGAATCATCACTCAAAGTATTGAAGAACAATTTTCATCAGTTAATAACGCAGGAAGACCAATTATTTCATTTAACGAGAGTGCTGAATTATCACCAAGAATAACACAGATACCAGCATCATCAAACGATGGTTACTATTCTCAAGTGTACGAGGACATTACTCGTTCAATCTTATCAGGTCATAGAGTATCAAGTGGTGAGTTATTTGGTATTAGTACAGCAGGTAAACTTGGTTCCGCTCAAGAGCTGACCGAACATACGGAATTTTTCAGAAAGACGGTTATTCAACCATATCAAAATGAATTACTTCCTACATTCAATAAATTAATGTCTTTAAAGACAAGTATGTACACAACATTTGAAATCAAACCTTTAAGTTTATTTTTAACAGGTGACATAAGAGAAAATCCAGTAGTGGATGATAAACCTATAACTTCAACTTTAGTATAACATGGGAGTATTATTAATATCAGAACAGAAAATAAAGTCCTTTACGGCAATCAATAAGCTGGTTGACTCAGATTTGTTAAAAAGTGAAATTCAAATTGCTCAGGATACGCAGCTTCAGGGTGTACTTGGTACTAAATTTTATGAACATTTACTATCAAAAGTAAGTTCAACAGGTAATACATTTAACGCTGATGAAACAACCTTGGTAACAGATTATATTCAACCATGGCTTATACAAGAATCTTACCAACAAGCAATTCCCCACATCCATATAAGGACTTTAAATCGGGGATTGGAAATCGGTACAAGCGAGTTCGGAAATGGTGTAGACATGGAGGCCATGAAGTACATGAGAAGTATCCAAAAACAAAGAGCTGACTTCTATAAGATGCGTTTGCAAGATTATCTAATCACAGGACGTGGTCAAGGTAAGTTCCCTCAATATGACCAATATTCAACAATAGATGGTATGGTACCAAATAAATCCGACAAGTACTCTACTCCTATTGCACTTAACCATACAACAAGATATGGTTGGGCTTATAGAAGATATAATGATGGTAGCATACCTGTTTATAGTGATAGAGCACATTATGATGACCCATGTAAGGGTTGCATGTAATTTTAAGATATGAACACAGAAATACTATTATTGATTTCAAACATGTTAACAGGTATTGCAGGATGGTTTGTTGGAAGACGCAGGTCAAATGCGGAAACTGACAATCAAGTTCTTCGTAACCTTGAATTATCTATTGGTCTGTACAAGAATATTATAGATGATTTAAAACAAGAAATACAAAGTTTAAACATAAAGATACAAGACCTTGAAAAGAAGGTTGAAATATTATATGAAGAGAATAAGAAATTAAAAAATTATAAAGGAATATGAATATAGAATTACCACCACCAACAGAACATGAATTAAAAAAGTACAATAAGACTCACTACTTCGAAAGATTAATGGATAGTAATTTAAACAAACAATTGGGAATATCACATTACCAACTTGCTGATTGGATTAGTGAAAACTACAACAGTATCTTATTGAACAATAAAGCAATGATATTTAAAAAAGCGTAACATGAAAGATAGATTACAAATAATCAGAGATGTCAAAATTGAATTGTCTAAAATAAAAAAGAATAATTTTGAACCTCTTGAAAAAGGAGAGAATGATCCATGTTGGGAAGACTACGTTCAAGTCGGCACAAAGATAGTTGATGGTAGGGAAGTTCCAAACTGTGTCCCATTAGAGGCATCAAAAACCAAACAAAAATTTGTTATTCCTGAACCATCAGGTTCGGAAACCCAAGACGAGTATATAAGTAGGTGTATTTCGTCCATAATTGACGAATATGGACAGGAACAGGCTGCGGGTATATGTTATAGTCAATGGGAAAAGAAGTAGTCTTAAATCACACAAAAAATAATAAATGAATTAGGTTCCAATTGGGACCTTTTTTTATGTGGATAACTTTTTTTTGGATATATTAAAAATACCTTTTATCTTTGTGGAACAAAAGATAAAAACGGGAACAGGTTACTGAACAAATAATATCATGAAAATTCAAATCAATCAAGTAGGAAAAGAAAATCAACATGTTACAATTGAACAAGGATGTGTTTATGTTGAATTAAATGGTTACACTTATTATTTTGACAGCAGTGAAGATGAGACTATTATTAGTCGATGGGAAACTGATAATGATGAAGATAAATCTGAAGAACCTATTGGTTGGAAAGATGTTATGAAAGAAGAATTTAAATTTTTAATGAAATAATTAAGGGTCCCGATTGGGACCTTTTTTTATGCAACAAAAAATCCCCCAACAAAATTGAAGGGGGATTATGATATATATTTAAGGAGAGGATGTTGGAACAATTGAAAATGGCACAACAATTAAAAAAAAGAAAGTAACATCCTCTCCAATATTAAATATAAAAAAAATAATCTAAAAAACCAAATACATGTAAAAAAAAAAGGAGAGATGGTACACCAAACCAAATCCCCCTTTAATTATATAACGAAAATTGTGTTATACTTTATTTTTAGATTGTTTTTTTACAATCCATTCGTCCAATCCTTTAATTCTCTTTTTAAGGTCATCGTCTTGTTTATGAAGACAACATTGAACAAATACTTCAGTTACTCTCCATAGTTCTTCTACGGTTGGTTTAACACCCATTAAATTCAAATACTCTAATGCCATCTTACTTTGAGATTGTTGCAAGATTTTAATATCTGTGCTGTAAAATTCGGGACAGTTTGCCATGTTATTTGTTTTTGTATTTGTTAAGTATGATATTATCGTAATGTCCCATTTTTTCAATAAAGACCTGAGACATGGATTCCATGTCCAATTCAATTCCTGTTTCGGTTTCTTTGAATTGAAGCGGTACACATATCTTAATTGGTATTTTAATGGGGTTTGCAGGAGGGTTAGGGTTGTATTGATATACTTTATTCCTTGCACCCATATCACCCATTTCTGTGGTACCTGTGTCAATCAGAAGACCCATCAGACATAGGTTGGTTAATGATCTACCGATTTCCTCTACTTGGAGTTCTTTACCATAAACTTCTTTGTAAAGGTAATAACCCTTTCTCCTTGACATGATGTCAAATGATTTGCAAAGTTCATAGACTTGCATCGTGTCACTCTCGGCCTTTTCCATTCGGCCTCTAAGTTCTTCAGTTAATTCCTCATTCAGGGAATTGTGGAAGTAAGTTAATTTTGACATGTTTTGTGATTTTTAATGTTCTTTACAAATCTACTAAAAAAAATTGAATTAAAAAAATTATTTGAAACTTTTTGTTTTTACAGATATTTATTATAAATTTGTAAAAAAGAAAACATATGGCAAAAAGATTTAGCGACAGCGAGAAATGGAAAGATGTTTGGTTCACAGAACTAACTAATGACCAGAAAATAATTTGGATTTACCTTTTAGACAATTGCGACAATGCAGGTATATTCAAATTAAATATGAAATTAATTAATTTCAATTGTTCTACGAACATATCTGTTGAGAATTTTATTTTTATTTTTAAAGATAGAATTACACAAATTAATAAAGAAAGTTGGTTAATTAATAAATTTTGTATATACCAGTATGGTACAGATTTTTTAAGTAAAACCAGTAATAAGGCGGTGCAATCAGCAATTAAAAAGTTAGAAGAGATTAACATCCTTCAATTAGTTGATGGTAAATATACTTTATCTATCCCCTATCTATCTCCTATCAATCCCCGATCAATAGGAGATGTATCCCCTATCGATACCCCTAAAGATAAAGAACAAGAAAAATACAAGGTTGAAGATACATTTAATAATAAAAATGAAGATGAGGAAACGGTAATAGATAAACTCAAACGTAAAGTTAAATTAGAAGATGAATTTAAAATCATATTCAAGAACATACCAAATGTAATAAAACATATTCAAGTAGATAATTTGGATTTATTACAAAGAAATGAAAAAAGATTATTTGATGAGTATTATCAAAAGATATTAGAATATAAAAAAATAATAATTTAACATTATGACAAAGACAGAACTAAAACAATTTCTACCAAAGTGGCGAGTAGGTTCACTATCGTTATTAGAATTTCATTCTCTTAAAAGGGATGAGAAGAATGAATATATCAAGTCTTTGATGCAGATACCGGATAATGAAAAGGGGGATGTTGATATTCACATTCTTCGTTTTTATTCAATTGATATAAAACCAAATACCAAAAACTTCTATACACTAGACGAATTATGAAAATAATACCAATTAAACATGAGCACTTCAATCACTACTTGATTGACGAGAATGGAACAGTCTATTCAACATTAACACCAAGATACCGCAAGGTACTTGATAAACCAAAGGTAAGAAAGCACTGGCCCAATGAAAAAAATGGTTACCATCAAGTAACGTTGCAAAATAAAATTGATGGTGTGAAACCAAAACTATATTATGTGCACAGACTGGTTGCAGAACATTTCATACCCAATCCTGATAATCTTCCTGAAGTTAATCATAAGAATTGGGATATAACAAATAACCATGTATCCAATTTGGAATGGATTTCCTTAATTGATAATAGAATAGATAGGAATCCAAAGAACGCAGTTTATCGGATTAGACAAAATGAAATAAGAAACAATCCTGAATTGTTGCAAGAAGGAATTAAACTCTATCTATCCAATAAAAGAAAGAAAACTCCGCTCAATAGATTTTGGGGATTATATAACAAACTGACCGTAGAACTATTGAAAGAGAATAATATTGATGTGAAATATTCAAAAAATAAGATTCTTTAGTTATATTTTTAAAGTGACGTTACAACCGAAACCTGGTAGTCTGTATGGAGTATCAGGTTTTTTAATTTTATCCAACTATTTATGATTAGATGTTCCAAATGTTCAATCGATAAACCAAAAACCGATTACTATACTTATTTCCATTCAACACAAAATGAGTTACGAACAAGAAAAGTCTGTGCAACCTGTATTAAGGAACAAAAAAGATTGTACAGGGAAAGTATCAGAAATAAAAAGATAATCCAACCAGTGGAAGATATGACCCCTACAATTGAATTTATACCTCCACCAATAGATTACTTAAACAATCCTGACTACAAATGTTGCAAAGAATGTAAGGAATATAAAACTCGTGACTCATTCCACTTCTTTGATAAGCAGAAAGGAAAAACCTTCAACACATGTAAAGATTGTGAAAAAAAGATTGACAGGTTATATTATGAACAAGTCAAAGAAGAAAACGGAGGATCAAAAATGGTAGGAGCTAAACCCAATACTTATTTTGATGAATATCAAAAGAAAAATACATTTGAATTAATGACACTGTTCGGATATATATATAATGATGAGTTTGGTATTTGGACAAAAGAGGGAGTTAAATCAATTCAGGATGGTAAACCTTATTTCCATTTCTTAAAATATTCAAAGAAAAGAAACGGAAACACAGGAAAGATAAGTCAACCACAAAAGGAAAAGATAATTGAATGTAGAAATAAAGGATATTCAATGGGAAAAATATCAAGAATAACAGGTATATCAGATTCAAGTATATGTAAAATTATTAAACAATATGAAGAAAAGTAAACATGTTAAGATAGCTGAACTACAAATACCAAAGGACTATTGGTCATTAAATGAAGATGAGAAGGAGGTATTAACATTATCAATCATGGATGTTATGTTGACCATATTGGATAGACAGATGGAAGGTGATTATGATAGAGTCTTTTATTTAAATAAACTATTAGAATCATCAATTGAAACCAACATGACAGAAGAACAATATGAAATTGTTGAGGTTCTAAATAATATTAAGAAAATTATTAATGCAGAAACATATTGAAAAATATATAACTAAAAACTATTATGAACTTTTAAAGATTGCAAAAATAATCACAAAAGGTCAAGGTGGGGATTTATATAAAGATTTGTTGCAACATACCATTTTGGAATTATTGGAACGTAAGGAGATAAAACTAAAGACAAATTCGGATGATGAGATAAAGTATTATATTGTTGCATCTATGAGAATTGGGTGGTACTCAAAGACATCCTCATTCAGTTATAAGGTAACAAGGGAATCAAAGAAGTATGTTGAATTGACCGAGATATTAGAAATAGAATCAGAACAAGAATCCTTTGAAAAACAAATAATTTTCGATATATTAGAACAGAGTTGGGCAGAACTAGATATTTTTAGGAAGAGTTTATTTGAAATGTATATGGTGATTGGAAGTATGAATAATCTATCAACACAAACGAATATACCATTAAGTTCAATTAAGAGATATATAAAAGAAAGTAGGGAAGAAATAAAAAAAAATGTAATTAAAAAACTAAACTTATAACATGGAAGAAAAACCAGCAGTAACCCCAACTCCAGTACCTGAACAAATCCAACAAGATATGGATAATAATTCAAAAAACTAGTTTATGGAAAAGAAAAAGAGATGTACACAATGTAAGAAGAAGAAGGAGATAACAGAACCAATACCTGTAGTAGATTTAGAATTTGAAATACCTCCAACATATAATGAGATTATGGATTTATATACAACCATGTCAAACATGAAAGGTGTAAATCCTGAGGAGTATAATAGAATCAATCCCATATATAAAAAGTTATTTCAAGAAGATTTATTAACAGGTTGTGGTTCATGTGGAGCAACACAGTATAGGAAGTTGAAATACTTCATAACCGAGATTTTAAAACAACAAGTAGATTAATGGCTAAAGCAGGAAGAAAGACTGATGAGTTGGAATTTGAAAGTAGGATGAACAGAGTCTATGAGATGATGTTATATGACCATTTGTCTTACAGAGAGTTTGCAACCAAAGCAGCAAAGGAATTTAATATATCTGAGAGACAAGCTGAGAATTTGTGGAAAGAGGCTAGAGTACGTCTTAAAGAACGTTTCACTAATAATAGTGAGGAGATATTGGAAAATCATTTAAACCAGTTATTTGACCTATTAAAACGATGCAGAGACGATAATAACAAACGTACCGAGAGAGAGGTACTAAATGATATTGCAAAGATATACCAATTGGAAACAAAGAAGGTGGACATCACATCCAATGGTCAACCAATTAGTATCAACATAAATTTGGAATAAAAAAATTTAACTAAGCCACCCCTAAAATTTCGTTTTTGGGTACCCATATATATGAGAATAGAATTTATTATACCGACTTACTCAAGAGTTAATCACCTAATAACAATGATTGGTTCACTGATGGCCCAATCAAATCCCAATTGGACATGTCATGTCGTGGCAGATTGTCCACCTGATGAGATACAGGATGCAATAAGAAACATTGTACAATTCTTCAACGATGATAGAATTAAACTAACCATCTTACCTGAACGCAAGAATGATTGGGGACACACACCAAGACAATACGGATTGGATAATGCAACAGAGGAATGGGTTATCATGACAGGGGAAGACAACTACTATGTCCCTGAGTTTGTGGATATTATGTTATCAGAAAGTACCAACCAACATTTTGTTTATTGTGATATGGTCCACAATTGGGTTAAGAAAGAATATATTACATTAGTATCAAAACTTGAATTAGGTAAAATAGATATTGGAAGTTTCATGACCAAGACTAATATGGCTAAGAGAATTAAATTAAAGACCAACCAAGAATGGGCGGATTGGTTTTTCGTACAAGAGTTTCAACAGAAGTTTAAGGTTGCAAAATACAAAAAAGTAAACAGAATATTATATGTACACAATTAACAAAGACCAGTCCATTATGAGGGACCAACATTCAAGTGAGGGATTACTTGACATGATTAAAGAATTAGGAGATGTATCCGATAAGATTATGATTGAAATCGGTTCATTTATCGGTGAGTCAACAATAATCTTTGCAGGACACTTTAAACATGTTTCAGCAATTGACCCATTCCAATCAGACTATGACCCTGAAGACACAACATCTAAATTTAACTTTGATGAAGTGTTTGAGGAATATACAAGAAGAGTTGAACCAAAGAAGGAAAAGGTTACAACCTACAAACTAACAAGTAATGATGCACTCAGTATATTACATGGTGAGAAGTTTGACTTCATCTACATCGATGGTATCCATCAATATGAAAACGTATTGGAAGATATAATGAATTACCTACCATTAGTTAAAGAAGGTGGAGTAATTGGTGGTCATGATTACGGTGGACCATGGAAAGGTGTACAGAAGGCGGTGGACCAAGTGTTCGGACAACCTGATAAAGTGTTTAAGGATACAAGTTGGATAAAACAATTATAATATGACTACATTACTATTAGGAGATTGTATTGAGAAGATAAAGATGTTACCTGATAATTCAGTTGATAGTGTGGTGACTGACCCACCTTATGGATTAGGATTTATGAATAAGGAATGGGACACATTTGATAAAAGTCAATTCGGTATTAAAAATCAAGAAGGTGAAAATGATTTAAAAGTAAAAAAGAATTTTGATACATTACCAAGATATAAAACAGATGGGTTATATCAATTTGTTAATGATTGGGCAACAGAATGTTTTAGGGTATTAAAACCTGGTGGTCATTTACTTTCATTTGCAGGGTCAAGAACATATCATAAAATATGTATGGGTATAGAGGACGCAGGATTTGAGATACGAGACCAAATAATGTGGGTGTATGGTAGTGGGTTCCCCAAAAGTCATAACATCGGTAAGGCGGTGGATAAACTTCAAGGGATTGAAATTGAAAAAACAACCGAAACATTATTTAATAATCCTAATGGTAAAAGGGATTTATCTAAAAGGTCAGATTATGGATATAAATATGAAGCACAAAATGAATGGGAAGGATGGGGAACCGCACTAAAACCAGCACACGAACCAATAGTTATGGCACGCAAACCATTAAGTGAAAAGACTGTGGTAGAGAATGTATTACGATGGGGAACGGGTGGAATTAATATAGATGTGAGTAGGATTGGTACTGAACAAATTAAATCACCTCAACACGGAAAAAATACTTTTAATGGTGATTATGAAATAGAATATAATGGTGAGTATAAAATTAACGAAGGTAGATGGCCAGCAAATATTATATTTGAATGTACCTGTGATAAAACAATTCCATCACAACAAAAAGAAGTAAAGGTTGGTAAAGATAGACGTGCGTTCTTCCACGAAGAAAATCAAATCTTTAGTGGTGGTACAAAAACATCACAACGAATAGAAGATTATGGTGATACGGGTGTAATACACACAGACCCAAATTGTCCTTGTTATATGTTAGACCAACAATCGGGGATTAGTAAATCATCAGTTAGGAAACCTGATGATAAAAATTCACCATTTAATCCAAATTATGGTTGGAATAATAATTCTATGAAAGGAACATTAGGTGGTGGTTTTAACGATAAAGGTGGTGCAAGTCGTTTCTTCTATTGTCCCAAGGCGTCCAAGAAAGACAGGGATGAAGGGATGGATAATTTTGAAGAATATACAAGTGGAAAGAATGGTAGAGGATTAGATAGAATGTGTAGTGAGTGTGGAACTAAAATGGTTAATCAAAAAGATTGTGTATGTGAAAATCCTAATTGGATTGATATACCAAAAAAGAACTATCACCCAACAGTTAAACCAACAGACTTAATGTTATACTTAATCAAGTTAGTAACACCAAAAGGTGGGACCGTACTTGAACCGTTCATGGGATCAGGTTCAACGGGTAAGGCTGCAGTAAGAGGTGGATACGATTTTATAGGAATTGAAAAAGAAGAAGAATATCTAAACATAGCGAAAGCAAGAATAGAAAATGAATTAAAATGAAAGTAGCATTAGTTTGTATTGCAAAGAATGAGGACCCGTATATACAAGAGTGGATTGAGTATCATATCAAGTTAGGATTTGACCATGTATTTGTTTTCATGAATGATTGGAGAACAGATTACGAACATCCACAAATGACCAAACATGTTATTGATGGACTCAATCAACAAAGACAGGCGTATAGTGATTTCCTATCCATGTATAGAAACGAATATGATTGGGCAGCCTTCTTTGATGTGGATGAGTTCCTTGTATTAAAGAAACATGATAATGTAAAAGACTACCTAAGTAATTATATAAACTATGGTGCAATTGCAATCAATTGGGCATTCTTTGGTAATAACGGGCACACAGAAGTTGTTGATGGTGAATATTCACAATTAAAAAGATTTACCAAAAGACAAATAGGTATTGACCAACATGTTAAAACCATATTACAATTAAAGACAGGATGGGGAATGGATGTACATCATCCATCAGGAAATTTAGTTGATTCAGAACATAGACAATTTAAAGGACCATTTAATCCATATGGAACAGATAATATTGCACAACTAAATCACTATTGGTCCAAGACACCTGAAGAGTTTGCAAGGAAATGTGATAGAGGTAGAGCTGACACACCAACCATAAAAGTAAATCCAAGTACTTATAATCAACACAACAGTAATGAAATTGAAGATACCTTAGCGGTAGACTTCATGTATAAAAATTAAACCATGGGAATAGAAAGAAGATATAGAAGAGCACAAGAAAGAAAAACTAAAAAGGAATTAACCATTGCACAAGTAGAGATGCTTCAAGAGTTAAAACAAATGACTCCTGAACAGGTTGAAGCAAAGAGAGAAGAACTAAAGAATGGTTATGAACAATATATTAACGAACTAAATGAGTATAGACATCAACTTGACCAAGAAGCAATCACAATGTTGGAAGCTTCTGATGGACAACAAGACTAACGAGATTTGTTTCGGAGGTTCAGCGGGTGGAGGTAAATCATTCATAGGTACACTATGGATTACTACCTTATGTCTAAAATATTCAGGTATCAGATGTTTGATTGGTAGAACAGTATTGCAACAATTGAAGATGACCACACTTAATACACTATTTGAAACACTTCAAAAAATGTCATTAAAGGCCGGTGAACATTATAACTACAATGGACAAAGTAATGTTATTACATTCCAAAATGGTTCAGAGATTATTTTAAAAGACTTAGCCTATAACCCATCGGATCAAAACTATGATTCACTTGGTGGTATTGAGGTCTCCGCTGTCTACATTGATGAGGCTACTCAAGTACCACAACTAGCATACAATATCCTCAAGTCTCGTATCCGTTTTAAATTAAACGAGTACAATCTAATACCAAAGATATTATTAACATCAAACCCTGGTCAAACATGGTTAAAGAAACTATTTTACATTCCATATGTTCAAGAAACTTTGGATGAGAATAAGGCGTTCATTCCCGCTTTACCATATGACAACCATTTTCTTCCCGACACATACATACAAATGTTAAAGGAACTACCACCACAACAACGTAAGAGATTATTGGAAGGTGATTGGAATTACATGGACGAGTCAGATAACCTATTTGACTTTGATAGTATATCTAATTCGGTATTTAAGTTTATACCTGAACCAAATGATAAAAGATATATTTCAGTCGACGTAGCAAGGTATGGTTCGGATAGGTCCGTTGCAGTAGTTTGGGATGGACTGGTTGTATTAGAACTACTTGTGTACACCAAACTATCAACCACAGATTTATCGTTTGAAATACGGGAGTTAATACAGAAATACGGAGTACATCCAACCAATGTGGTTATAGACTCTGATGGTGTAGGAGGTGGTGTTGCAGATCAGATTAGGGGAACCAACTTTGTCAACAACTCAAGTCCACTACACAAGGAGAACTTTACTAATTTAAAATCACAGTGTTATGTTAAACTATCCGAACTATTTAAAGAAGGGAAAATTTCCCTTAACTTAATGGACCCACATGTTATAGACGAATTAACTCAAGAACTTTTAAGTATCAAATTAAAGGATGTTGATAAAGATAATAAGGTTGCAGTAATGTCAAAAGAGGAACAAAAGAAGGTATTGGGTAAATCACCCGATTTAAGTGATGCAATCATGTTCCGAATGTATTACGAATTAAAAAATAAAAAGACTACCGGAAGGTACGCAATTGTACAAGTATGAGAGATGTAAATTTTGAAATAGACGGAAAGGAATATGAATTACCTAATTTCATGAGTATTGAAAATTATGTAAAGATGTATAAGGTTAAGGACTTATTAAGTGATGAGTATTTTGCTGCTAAGTTAATTAACATCATGTCTGATGCACCGATAGATGATTTGATTGAAGTGAACTATCAACACATCCATTATCTTGCAACCTACATCATGAGTTTGGTCCCACAGGATGACCAACCAAAATTCTATGACAGATTCCAAATTGATAATGTTGATTATGGTTTCTTACCATCATGGAAGAAAGTTTCATTTGGTGAGTTTGTGGATTTGGATACCCTTATGAATAAAAAGGGAAATGAGTTTTTAGATTATATACATATACTAACCGCCATCATGTATAGACCAATTATAACTGACCCAACAAAACCTGAGTATGAGATTGAAAAATACAACACAGATACGATGGTCCAACGGGCTGAGTTATTTAAAAAACAATTAGATATAAGGTACTTTTTAGGAGCACAGTTTTTTTTTACCATGTTCGCAGAGAAATTCTTACAACATACCCAATCGTCTTTGACTACGACCCCGACCCTGAAAGACAGCATAAAATTGATATGGCGTTACAGGAAGATTCTAAAAACCCTAGCTTTGAACAAAGATTCGGATGGTACGTCGTTATCAACAGACTTACTAAAGACGATATTACAAGACATGAACAAGTCCTCCAAAAAACCTTGGTGGAAATTCTCAATCAACTTACGTACCTTATTGAAAAGGACAAAGAAATGATTAAACAACAAAAACAACAATTAAGTAAAATATAACAACCCCAACGATATTTATTAATAATGGTAAATTTTAAACAAATCATACAAGACTTATCAGGTATCGCCTACCATCATTTACAAATCAATTCATTTGGTTTCGGTGATTTATCACAATTGACGATGGATAATGAGACTATCGTATCACCCGTTTACACGAAGATGTACGTAGTCCCTGGCCAAGTTTTACTTAATCAGAATGTATTACAATATAATCTTTCTATTATTATATGTGATAGAATTGAGGATGACTTATCAAATGAAGCGGATGTGATTTCTGATTGCATGGAAATTGCAAAGGATATTTTTACAATCCTATATCAATCATATACAGCACAGTATGGTGATTTTTCAATTGACTATGAACCAGAATTTGGTCCTAACTGTATCCCATTCCTTGAAAGATTTGATACGGTCCTTGGTGGTGTTACTTTAAATCTAAGAATCAGTCAACCATTTGATTACAATTCATGTGTTCTACCATTCTCAGGATTATCATTACCAACATCGGTGAATGTTGTAAACTATAAACAAGTTGTAGAAGACTTCAAACAGATTGCAAACACACACCTTCAAGTTAATTCATTTGGATTTGGAAGTGAATCACAATTAAACATGGATAATCAAACTATGGTGACACCTTTATTTCCAAGACTATATGTTGTTCCAAGGGAAACGACATTAGCAAGGAATGAGTTATTATACAACTTTGATATAATTATAAGTGATGTCTTGGAAGATGATTTATCAAACCAAAGAGATGTGATGTCAGATACATTAGAAATATGTAAGGATGTCTTTACAGTTTTGTATTTGAGTGAGTATGAAAGTATATGGGGTGCTAATGTTACTCCATTTTTTGATGAGTATGATCATGTCTTAACAGGTTGGAGAATGTCATTACAAATAACTCAACCATTTGATTATAACAGATGTGTTCTTCCTGAAAAACCATTTGTAACAGAAGGTAAAAAATGGTATGAACTTGCTGAATTATGGAATGAAATATCTAAACAATGGAGCAAAGTATAATAAAAACAATATTAAAATAACATGGGTCAATTAACAAATCTATACGTATCACAATCCTATCAAGGATTATTGAAATTAACGGACAGTACTACAGGATTAACAAACACACTTCAAATCGTTGAAGATGGTTTGGGTGGTGATAGTCCATTACAAATAAGTAGAACACAGGTAAACATATCTGGTTCTTTTTCTATAAACAACGTTCCAATCACAAATGGAACTTCGGGTACGTCAGGTACATCAGGTGTTGCAGGTTCTTCAGGGACCTCAGGTACTAGTGGTGTTGCAGGTAGTTCGGGAACAAGTGGAACCTCAGGTTCTTCAGGTTCATCAGGGACTAGTGGAGTATCAGGAAGTAGTGGAACATCAGGACAGAACGGAAGTTCAGGTACTAGTGGACATCGGTGTTGCTGGTTCATCGGGAACAGTGGGACATCAGGTGTTGCAGGTTCATCAGGAACAAGCGGTACAAGTGGTGTTGCGGGTTCTTCAGGAACAAGTGGTACTTCAGGTTCATCAGGAAGTAGTGGAACATCAGGGACCGCAGGAACAAGTGGTGATAGTATCTTTGCACTGACAGGTTCAGTATATGAAACATCTGTACAAACTAAATTCAATGCGGATAGTACATTTGGTACAAACGTAACCATGTTACAAAGTGTTGTAATGCCAACAGGTTCATCTATTAAATTTAGTCCTGATCCTGGTGGTTCATCAGCAGCACTTAGATTCTTATCAGGTTCAAATCCTTCTTCAAATAGATGGTTAAACATTCAAGGTGTTCCTACAAGTCCTGCAGGTGATGTTGCAATATCTGACTTTCCATCAAACAATCATTTCATGTTCTTTGAAATGTCAGGTCATACAATTCAAATTGAAGCACCACTTAGAAGTACAGGTTCAGCACCAATATTAATACAAAACGGAGTAATCAATAATACAAACTATTCACCAGTATTTCCTGGTGTTGGATTAATTAACTCAGGTTCATTAACAAACAGAGGAAATTTATATGATATATCAAACAACACAACCGTTGCAATTGATAACTTCTTAACAAGTTCTTTATTAGGTCAATCAAATATTATTAAAGGTTGGAGTGATAACCAATCGACATCTGGTGTAGGTGCTGTACAAGCAAACTACACAGGTTCATTAAGAATTACAGGTTCTAATAACATTGTATCGATGCCACAATTAAGAGCAACTGGTAATAGTGGTGGTGTAGACCAACAAGGTTATATATCAGGTTCAGATAATACAATAGCATCAAATGGTGCAGGTATATACTTGAACACAGGTTCATTATTATTTCCAAAGACATTTAACAACTATATTGGTGCTAGTTCAGCAATGTTGTTGAACTTTACCACATCGTCTTTGACGGGTGGTCATCCAAGTATTGTAAACAATACATTATACGGAGGAACTATTACAGTTAATAGTAATAGTGGTTCACTTAATCTAATTACTAATTTATTAAATGGTGGTGGTATTACATCAACACAAAACTTTGTAACGAACGTAAGACCAGCAATATCATCAAACATACTTAATGCTGCTGTTACATTAAACCACATTAGTAGTTCAATATCTTATATATCAAACATTAATAATGCAGCAGTAACAGTTAATAACCATTTAAGTTCTTCAGCAATTGCAAACAATAACGTTTTATTTGGTAATAATACATTCCTTGGTGGTCAAGGTGGAACAGGACCAGCTATATTTGTATCAGGTTCACAAAATTCAAACTTAACAAGAAACTTTAATAGTAACTTGATTGGTGGGGCTCGTCCAATTATATCATCATCATTTGTATCATCATCAAACTCTAACTTGTTATCTACAATTATGTATGGTAATAGTTTAAGAGTATCCGCCTCACATACAGTAAGTACATTCGGTGGTTCAGCGTTCTTTGGTAGATTCAACATGACAGGTTCAAACTTAGAGGATGCACAATCAGTTGTGTTCGCGGTTGGAACAGGAACAGCAGATGGTTCAAGAAGAACAGGTTTCTTAATTGATAGTGGAAGTAATACAAGTATATCGGGTTCATTAAATGTTAATGGTAATACAATTATAACAGGTTCATTAGCGGTTACAGGTAATGTATTATTTGCATCAGGTTCAAATACAACAATGGGAACAGCGTTACTTGATGGTGGTAGTCCAAGTAGTGTGGTTGTATCAAATAGTTTGGTTACAACAAATAGTTTAATATTCTTAACCAAACAAACCTTAACTAATCACGCATCTGTTTCAATTACATCAAAAGGTTCAGGTACTTTTACAATAGGTTCCTCACATAACGGAGACGCAGACACAGTTGCTTACTTAATTATAAACCCATCATAACATGGACTTAAGTAAAATTGCACCGATTATTGAAGACATTGTAAAGGAAAGTTTATCTGAAAAGGTATACCTATACGGTCGTTCCCGAAAGAGTTTGACCAATCGTGTTGCAAGTGGTAGATTAAGAAGTTCTATTAAAGCAGTGATTACTGATAATAAACAAGGTGTTCAAGTTATTCAAATTCAAGCATTCGGTAAACCATTATCAAACACATATGCCTATTGGTTGGCTGAAGATAGAAAACCTGGAGCTTCACCTAAAGATGGTAAGTTTTTACCATCAATAGAACAATGGATTAAAGAGAAAAATAGTTTCAGAATAAGAGATTTTAAAACAGGTAGATTTTTACCTAAGAATGAAAAAAATATAAAAAACACAGCATTCGTTGTTGCTCGTTCAATTGCTAAAAATGGTTATCAAAACAAACCAAAAAACTTTGTTGAAATATCTTATGAGAAGATATTAAAAAATACAGAGATAACTAGACTAATTGAAAACGCGGGTTACGATGAATTGTTAAAAGCATTAGAAGGATTATAATATGAGTTTCGGATACCCAATACAATACCCAAATGAGATAAATAGCAACTCCCAATTAAGGAGAAGTGCTGACATGATTTACCAAAGAGGTGGAACATATGAAGTTATCTTAACAGGTAGCACATATCAACCGTCCATGGAATTAGATGTTGACATGTTTTCTGATGATAGAAAGGTTGGTAGAATGTCAGTTGTACCATATAATGTTGCACAATCAGGTTCAACATATACCTACAAATTTAATATAAGACCATATGACTACATGTCAAATTATATTAAATCAGAACATTATACCAATTACTATTTAAACGATTGGTATTCAACTAACGAAAAGATTAACATTAACAATCCATATCCAAATGGTATTAAAGCCAATTATAAGTATGGATATAGATATTCTGTCGGTACTACTCAATACTACGAACCACTAACAGGTTCAACACCAACGACAACATTCCAAGGTATTAATAACAATTATAATCATTATACTAGTATACCATACTGTGCTACTAGTACAGGATTTACGGCATCAGGATTTACCAACACAGGTAGGTTCTTTGATTACGTTGGTGGTTCATTTGAGATGGGTAGAGAGAAGTTCCTTCTTTCCAACTTTGATCAGGAATTAGGAACTGTCATGGGTACTGGTTTGACAATCAATACGGTTGATAGATATAGATTATTATCACCCATGTCACAGTATTTGTTTGATTATCCAACAGTACCCGAGATGAGTGAAACGTCAAGATTTTTAACTGACGCACCTCGTATTCAGTATATACAAGATGACGAAAATTATGTATTATTTTACTTAAACGGACAGACAGGAGATAGACAAGTAATTGAATGTGACTACGCGGTGTTTGAATTTTACAATGAGAATAATACTTTGTTAACATCATTTGAAGAACAGATTAATTTTTCAGGAACAACATACGCATCACCAACAGGTTACACAGACAACTTAAGAATATTTGCATTACCATGTGGACCAAAAGACATTACGAATATCTTCTCAACAATAGATTTTACAAATGTTGCATATTATAGAGTACAGATATTCTATTCATATCCAACATACAATAATACAAGTAGAATTACAAAAGGTGCGGTAGGACCAATCTCTGAAGCGTTCTATTTCTACTTAGGTTTAAATTGTGGTCCTCAGAATACAAGACTTGGATTTTTAAATAACAGAGGTGGATATGATTACTTCACATTCACATCTTACAGACAAGACACAAAGAAGATAACAAGACAGTCATACGATAATAGATATTATTCAACATCTCAACAATCACCCGATAGAAATATTGGTAGAACTGTTAAGACGTTTGATACAAATGTAGATAGAGAATTTGTAATTGAAAGTGATTATATAAATGTACAATATGGTGGATGGTTAGAACAATTGTTCTATTCACCACAAGTATATGAAATGAAAGAAGATTATGTTTCACCTTTAGATAGACAGGATTACTTATACAAAGATTTAAGACCAATCCAAATCCTATCAACAGAGGTTCAGACAATAACAAAAAAACACCAAAAATTAAACAAGTATAGAATTACTTGTAAATACGCGGATGGTTTCTTCGTAAATAAAGGTTTCTAATTTATGGCTCAACAACAACAAACCGTACTCAGAGTACAGACGAACATACCTTCGGGTATTGAAATTACAGGTACAACATCATTAAGTAGAATAGGCAGTGGAAACGTAACATACTCAGGTAGTGGTACTGAAACTTCACCATTTACAGGTGTAACAACAAGTAGTGGAGCATCACGTAGTTCTTGGTTTTTTAACATGTTAGTTACAGGTGGTACAGGTACATTTTATTATAATGTAGACATGATTGCACCACCAACATTTGAAAATGTTTATACACAATATCAATTTGGAATAAGAGTTGCTGATAGCAATTTTAAAAAAATCGGATTTGGTGGATTTGAAGAATTTGGTCAAACTGATTTAGTAGGTAGTTTCAAGGTACAAAATGATGAAGTTATCGCTGTAGCAGCATCCAGTATACCAACAGGAAGTACATTTAATTTTTATTTAGTACCTGATAATGAAACATTATCAAGTGAAGTATTAAGTTATGATACTTTAGATTTATATACAGATATACCAATTAAATTAAATAAATCTTTCGCAGAGTTACAAGACGTTGGTAAAAGAAACTCAGACTATTCAGTTGGATTATCATTACCTGGCTCTAAGAAGAACAATGCGTTCTTTGAGAGTTATTTTAATGTGGATACAAACTCATTATACTTCGATGTAACACGTCGTGTTAACATAGATATACTAATGGATGACCAAAAGTATTTTAGTGGATACATGAGGTTAAATAAGGTATCAGTACTTAATTCTAAGGTTGAGTATGATGTAACTCTTTATTCAATTGTAGCAGACTTATATGGTCAAATGGGTAATAATCTTTTAAAAGATTTAGATTACAATGATGCTCATTGGCACTTCAATCATTATTTCAACATGTATAATGTTGCATCAACTTGGAGTTATAACTCATTACAAACTCCTTATATTGTTCCATCACTATGGATGTATCCTGTTGTACATAATGGTTATTTATATACAGGTAATACTGTTAATCAAAGTGGTTCAACTGTTGATAGTCAAACAAGATTATACATATCATCAAACCAAATTGGTTCATATCCATCATATTCAGCATACACTGCAGCAAATACCACTACTGCCGATTATAGAATTAATTCACCATTAAATCCAATATTAGACAATCAGTTAAAACCTGGTCTTAACATGTACGCATTAATTCAATTAATGTTTAACAACTATGGATATACAATTAAATCAGAGTTTTTTGAAACACCATGGTTTAAATTATTATACATGTATGGGTTCTATTCTTTTGATGGAACTAAATTCGGTTATAGAACACCGGTTGCTCAAACATTAACATTAGAAGGTGTTGATGTATTATTGGTTGAAACATTTGAAGATACAAGTTCATTCCCTTGTGGTACACAATATATTAGAACAGATAGAACTTATACAATATACGTAGTAAAAAAAGGAACAGGTATCCCTGCGTTATGTTCACAACAAATCAACGTTGCGTTAGATTTTGAATTTTATCCATGTTATGGTGGAGGTTCAATACCATCAACACAAGTTGTAAGTATTCCACCAAATACCACAGGTACAACATATTCATGGGTAAGTAATCAATATGTGGATTGTGGTAGTGGTTGTCCATTCCAATTAGAATATACAGTGAATTACGGTTATAACGCATCAGTATCAAATGTGGGATTATCAACATCATCATTAGCTTATCAACCACAACCCGCAAATACAAATGTAGTATTCCAAGATAATATTGATTATGTAGATTTTAGTTTAGTAATTGATACGAATATTAAACAAATTGATATTCTTAGTTCTTTAGCAAAGAAGTTTAACCTTGTTATTATTCCTGACCCTGAAGTTCCAAATCAGATGATTATTGAATCATATGACTATTATATTGGTACGGGTGTAATATATGATTGGACAGACAAGTTATCGTTTGATAAAGGATTTACAGTACAACCAGCACTTAACTTTGTTGAGAGTGAATTAATTCTTACAGATCAAGAAGATGGTGATGAGGCAAACAAAACATACAAAGATAGAAATAAATTAATATACGGAGAGAATAGAGTATATAATTCAACAGATTTTAAATCACAGACAAAGAAGATTGATACAATCTTTAGTCCTGAAGTAATTCGTAAGTGGGACAACAACATTGGTATACCATTGGGTATTAACTACGCTGGTCAATCAAAACCTGAAAATGAAAATGGTTCAGAAGTTATTAGATGGCAATACACAGGACTAAAACAAAAACCAAGATTAATTTTTAATAATGGTAATTTATCGCCATTCTTGGGTACAGTTGGTCAGAGTTATAATTTTGGTAATAGTGGTACGTTTAGAGTTAACAACATGTTCTTTAGATTGCAACCATCAACAGGAATCAATCCAGCACCTGCTTCGTCAGATGGTAGAACATACGCATTTTATACATTGGTAAATCCTGTGGTAAGTCATACAATGCCATATGGTAATCCTGATGAAAACAAGATTAATAATGATAGTATCTGTATACTATTCAATTCACAGGAACCCGATGATATTGGTTTAGGTATTCCTACCTTCAACGCATATACTGAACAAGATGCTTATAAACTATTCTATTCAAATAGAATAAATAACCTATACGATAAGAACACAAGATTTTTACAAGGACAATTTAATTTAAAACTATCTGATGTAAAGAACTTGAGACCTAATGATATTATTAAAATACAAGAACAATATTTCTATCTTAACAAATTGGAAGGATTTGATTTAACTAATCCTGAATTGACTACAGTAGAGTTAGTACAAACAAATGTAACACCAAATACATATCCAACAAGATATTTCAAATATGTTTATTGTAATGAACAAAATGATATAGTTTACAAATTTAGAACATTCTTCAATCCTGAAGATAATGTTTATGGTGATACTGTAGGTAATGAAAATCTTAATACAATAAGAAGAACATATTATTATTGGTCTTTATATTATGACTACATGGTCGGTGCGTTAGGTGGTAATGTGAGTGGAATAACATCATCTTACACAAATACTAGTGATGAGACATGGGCGTATACAATGACTGAAATTAGTGAAACAGAATATAATGACCCAAATTATGTACCTTGGTTTCAAGATGATAATAACTCATATTTTATTGATAGAATATCTGATGGACCAACAGATGTAGATAATAGTGTGGCACAGGGTATATGGGTGTTCTCTAATAGTGGTACAACAAATAATGGTTTCTTTAATGTGGCAGTAGATTGTGCAACATTTACAGGATACTGTGCTACGAATAATGTCGTATTAGAACCAGCGCCAGGTTCATCTCCCGCATCAATTTATCACTCAGGAATTACCATAAACATAACAGATACAGGATGGTTGAAATACGATACCGCAACAGGTACAGTCTATAAACAATTTACATCATTAGGTAATCAAGACATACCTGATTGTGCAGATTGTTCAACAATAAGATATGCATATCCATTCGCCGATTTAGCAAGTTGGACTGTGGTTGACTGTGGAAGTTCGTGTCCCTAAATTTTATATTTAATATTATGAGAGGACAACTATTAGTTTCTACAACAAACTTTGACCAAACTTCAGGAGATTTTATTGATATATACGTTAATAATGTAATAAATAAAAGACTTTATTTAACATCATTTAATTTATATTCATGTCCTCTTTATGTGGGTGATGTGGTAAGAATAGAACTTACGGATGTAAGTCCACTTCTTATTTCATATCTAAATTTAGTAAGAAGAGATTATACAACAGATGATGAAGGTGGTAATAATGGTATCGTAGATACAACTATAGCAATTAGTGTTCCGACAATTTCATACACATTTACTGCAACAACAGTAAATTCTGCTTATGATTTTGAATATAGATTGGAGAATACTTTGGTACCTCCAACACCTTATCCAACGGCAACACCAAGTGCAACACCTGTACCAACTCCTACATTTACCGCAACACCTGCACCATCACCAACCCCATCTCCAACGATGACAGGTACAGCAACACCTACACCAACGGTAACAGGTACACCTACCCCTACTCCTACTTTACCGTCAATTGGATGTTATAATTTAACAACAATCTTTAGTGGTTCAAGTTATTCAGGATTATTAGATGTAATACAGACAAATGATTATAGTTATATTTTTGGTGGAAACTCAAGTGGAATGACTTATGGAGGAACAAGTATTGGAAGTTATGTTAAATTAAATAATAATACGGGATTAACAATTAATGGTGGTTTTACACTTGATACATCAAATGATTGGTTATCAATTAGAAGAGTTAAAGAATTACCAAGTGGAAAAATTATTATTGCGGGTAGATCAACATCAGGAAAAAATTTAAGACAATATAATTCAGATGGAAGTGTTGATGCAGGATTTACACAAAACATTTTTGGAGTTACATCAGGTTTAAATACTATACAAGATTTTGACGTACAAAGTGATGGTAAAATTATTGCTGTAGGTTCATTCACAACAATTAATAGTTCAATATATGAAAAGTATGTTAGATTAACATCTACTGGTTCAATTGATACATCATTCTATAGTGGTGGAACTAGTACAGGTTTCTCAGGTGGTCCTTATCCATGGTTAAATGGTGTAACTATTCAACCTGATAATAATATAATAATGTATGGTTCTTACACTGGTTATTCAGGTAGTTCATATACTAATATAATAAGATTTACATCTACGGGTTCTGTTGATACTACATTCTCAGGAAGTACTACTGTTGCGGCATTTTATACAATTTATGATATATCTGCAATATTATATACTTCAAGTAGTAAGATATTAATACGAGGTACTTTTAAAGCTACCATAGGTGGTGGTGAAAATATCTTAATGTTAAACAATGACGGAACTGTTTATTCAACATTTAATGTTGGACTTGGTTTAGTAAATGAGCCAGTAAGTTCAATTTGTAAACCAATTGAAACTTCGGGCGGTTCATTTGTAATTGGTTCTTCAGTAAATAATTTATTACCAAGACCTGTTTATAATGGTAATCAAGTTAGAGGTGTATTTAAAGTTGATTCAATTGGTGCAATAGATGGTACTTATGGTGGAACATGGGATACAACACCTCTTGATTTAACCGTTAGAACTTGGGCAGTTAATAAAATTGCTGTAGATATAAACGGTAACTATGTTATTGCGTTTACTTATTCACCATTCTCAACAACTACTATTGGATATAATAATCCTGCAACAACTTTAACAAATGGTGGATATGGAATTTTAGATAATACAGGAGTACTTTTAAAATGTTAATTAAATTATGAGTAGAAAATATATAAGTGAGTTATTAAGTCAGAATTTTGTTTACCCAAACAATACGGTATCCGAATATGATTTGGAGATAGTTCATGACATAAACAATTATTCTGTATCAGGTACAGTAACTAATTTTACAGGTGTATTGACATCATCAAGTAGTATTACAATAAACATGTCAGGTACATGGAGTTTGAATGGTGCAGAACCCTATATAAATCAATCAGGAACTGTTAATATATTCTCTGTCCACATGATGGGTAGAACACAGAATTATTATAGACCATGGTCATGTGTATATAACAAAAGTATTTCAACGGGTTCAACAACTAATAGTTTTAGTGAGACATTTACGGTTACACCATCCATGATTGGTGTGACATCATTTGTTGCAGGAACATATTACTTTGAAGTTAGGATGATTGGTCATAGGGCGGTTTTTCCAATATGTGTAACCACATCAGTTACATCAGGACCAACACCAACTCCATCTCCAAGTCCAACAGCTTCAGGTTTAGGACCAACACCAACGATGACAGGTACACCAACTCCTACACCTACAATAACAGGAACGTTCACACCAACTCCTACAGTAACAGGTACGTTGACACCAACACCGACATCATCACCAACTCCAAGTCCAACATCAACAGGTGGAGTAACACTGAATTGGAACTATACTGAGACTAACACCGATGGTGAAATGTATCTATATGTAAATGGTAATGTGATTGAAAATAGATTTAGTACATCAAGTGGAACTTATACATTAGCTGTGGGTGATACTGTGAACTGTGAAGTGATAGCTAACGGATGTTCAAATCCTAATATAAAGGCCAACGCATATACTATATCTAATAGGGTACAACTAACCGACGCAGCTTGTGCTGATGGTAATACAAGTTTATTCACCTCTGTCTATACAGTAGTTAGTGGTGATATAGGAAATACAATAACATTAAGCATGTACTCATTATGTAGTACTGCGTGTGTATAAAATATAGAACATGAATATAGAAATTTATTTAGACGACCAAAAATTAGATATGGAAAACATATCGTTAACCAATTTTAATGAAGAATTAGAAATATCAAAATACATGTTTTCAAAAACAGAATTAGATTTTAGTTCAATTCATTATTTAGTAGGTGATAAAACTTTGTTGGAGAAATCATTTCAACATCAATTAAAAGAAAGTTTAGAGTAACATGGCAGCAAAGAAAATTGAGATTATATATGACGTTAACGGTAAAGCCATTGATGTTGCAATTGATAAAACACTAAACCTTCAACAACAGGCGAAAGCGTTAACTGCGGAGTTACGTAAAACATCTGACCCTGAAGCGTTTAAATTATTATCAAATAGATTAGGTGATGTTCAGGATGGTTTGTCAAAAACAAGTGCTAAGTCGAAAGACTTATTTACATCACTATCTTTATTACCTGGTCCTGTTGGTGAGTTTTTTGGACAACTATCGGGTAGTATAGATTTATTAAAGACTTTCACATCTTTTAGTTTAAAAGATTTAAGTTTTCAATTAGGTGAATCCGCTAGTGATGTTGCTGATATTGGAAAGAACTTAATTGGACTAAATGAAGTTCAAGCGGCAAATACTGCAATTACTGAAGCTGAGACAATTGCGACCGCTGAGTTAGCGGTTGCTGAAACTGCTGCAACAACATCAACTAAAGCTCAAACCGTTGCAACACAAGGACAAACAGTAGCAACTGAGGCTGCAGAAGTTGCAACAATTGGTTTAGGTACAGCACTTAAAGCAATTGGTATCGGACTTTTACTTGCGGGTCTTGCTGCACTTATCGCTTATTGGGATGATATTAGTGATGCACTTACAGGTGCTACAGATAAAACAAGAGCGTATGATGATGCACAGAAACAAGTAACCAAAGATGTAACAGATTTTAATGTTAAGTTACTTGAGGTTAAAGCATCATTAGAAGGAGCAAGAAAAGGTACTGTTTCTAAAAAGGACGCTCTAAAAGAATATAATGATAAGTTAGGAAAAACTGTTGGTTATGCTGGTTCGTTAGAACAAGCGGAAGCGTTGATGACAGCAAACACTGGCGCAGTTATACAATCAATTAAATTAAGAGCACAAGCTCAAATATTCTACGCAAAATCTGCTGAAGCTGCCGCTAAGAATATTAGTGGTGAAGGTTTGGAACCAGATTTTTGGGATCAAGCTTTAAACTATATAAAAACAGGTGGTAATATTGCTGGATTTGCAGTTGCGAATATTGAGACCTATTCAAAGAATATTGGTAAAAATTTAAAAACCGCAAACGACTTTGCGGCAGAAGGTGATAAACTTATTAATCAAGCAATTGAAAATGATAAGACATTAAAGAAAGGTCTTGCTGAACCTCCAAAAACAGGTGGAACACCAAAAGAAAAACAAGATACTCAACTTTTAGAAAAGGCAAAGAAATTACAAGACGACTTAACTGCGGTTCAAACAACAGGTGAGTTAGAAAGAAAACAACAAGAAATTCAAAACGCTGCGGATGCGGAAAAGAGAGAGATTGCTGCCATGGACATTAGTCCTAAGTATGAAAAGAAAAGACAAGATGCAATATTAAATGTTCAAAAGATTGCTGACCAAAAAAAGTTAGAAGCAAAAGACGAGTTTAACAAAAATGAGGCGAAGAAGGAAGAACAAAGACAACAAGAAAGAAAAGGTGTATTAGAAAAGATTGGTGAATTTGAAGTTAATTCTATTAGTAATCAATTTGAAAAAGAAAGAAAAGAAAAAGAGAAACAATTTGAAAAGGATAAGGCGGCATTAAAGAAAGCATTAGATGACGGATTGATTACACAAAAAGAATATGACCAAGCTTTAATAGATGGTAAAAAGGCATTGGGTATTCAACTTGCTGGAATTACTACACAAGAAAATAAAGAAGAATTTGATAAAAAACAAAAGGCTTATGATGATGAATTAAAATTACTTCAAATCAAAGGTGAAAGTTTAGTTAGAGGAACAGAAAGTTATTACGATAATAAGAGACAAATTATTGCTGTTGCTTTAAAGAAAGATATAGACGCATTAACTCAAGCTGCTGCTGATGAGAAAGCAAAGAAAGAAGGTGATGCTGCAGCAATACTTGCAATTGAACAGAAATTACAAGATGATATTAAAGCACTAAAAGATAAAGCAACTGAGGATACTAAGGCGATTAGTGAATTACAATTAAATGATTATCTTGAATTTGGTGGTAAAATATTATCAAGTATCAATAATATTGTTGGTATGGCTTCACAAGCCAATCAACTTGCAATGCAAAATGAACTTGATGCAGTTAAAGGTAATAAGGAAGAGGAAGATAAGATTAAGGAAAAGTATTTTGAGAAAAACAAAAAGACACAGATTGCACAAGCCACAATTGGTATGTTGCAATCAGCAATATCGGCCTTTTCTTCGTTAGCGGTAATACCTGTTGTTGGACCATATTTAGGTGGTATTGCTGCAGCTGCAGCTTTAATATTTGGTAAAAAACAAATTGATGCAATTAAAGCACAACAATATCAAAGTTCAACAGGCGGAGGTGGTGGTTCAGCAGGTGGTGCGTCTGCACCAAACTTGGGTAGAAACTATGAGAAGGGTGGAATGATAGGTGGAAGAAGACATGCTCAAGGAGGAACATTGATTGAAGCGGAGGTGGGTGAAGCAATAATGACAAGAGGTGCGGTAACCATGTTTGCACCAATGTTAAGTATGATGAATCAAATGGGTGGTGGAACATCATTCTCATCTGGAGCAACAGCGGGAGTAAGACCTGACGCAGCTGCGGTATCACAACCAGCACAAGAACAATCACCTATGATTATGAAAACATATGTCGTTTCAAACGAACTAACATCGGAGAGTGAAAAACAGGCCCGTCTAAAGGACTTATCAACTCTGTAAAATTTATATTTAATAATATGAGCAAAGAAAAAGTATATGAATTAAGGATTGACGAAGATGATGATATATCAGGAATTGATAGTATATCTTTAGTCGATGAACCTGCAATTGAAGTAAATTGGGTTGCGTTTAACAAACATAAACACTCAGCAACTGAAGAATGTTTCAACATTCCTGACGGTGAAGACATAAAGTTTTCATCCATGATTATTGAGAAAGGTCATCCTGAAGAAGATTTATTCAATGATGGTTGGGAACATGTAAAAGAAGATTTTATTACTTCATCACCAAACGCACCTTCTTTTGAAGATACAGAGGAAAGATTAATTAGATACAAATATGTATTAAATCCTCAAGCATCAGGTGCTCCGATTAAAGAAACAACAAGAGAATTTTGTAAGGACTTATTAAATAAGAACTTGGTATATCGTGTTGAGGATTTAGAACGTATTACAAACGATTTAGGAAGTTCCGCCATGGTATGGAGAGGATCATATAATTGTCGTCATGAATGGAAAAAAATAGAGTATAGACGTGATGCAACAATAGTTAATAAAGCGTCAATTACAAAAGGGAGAATAGATGGTGCTGAAAGTTATGATATTATGGGATTACCTCAACCTGATACAAGAGTGCCAGGTAAAGCATCATTCGCAGTAGGTATACCACATTATACAGAAGACGGTAAATTATACGAAGGACCAACACATAAAGATGCTAGTGGTAGATTAATGACAGGTGCGGTACATACAGAAGATAGTGTATATCTATATCACGCAGATGAATTATCTGTAACAGTTATAGTTTGTAAAAAATGTGGACATAGTTGGGATATGGAAGATGGTGGTGAAGATGCTTATGTTTGTCATAAGTGTGGTTATGACAACGCACCTGAATATGATATGGGTTATGACGTAGGTGGTTTACCATCTTATGTTGACCAAGTATCAGGTGATACCGTATCAAAATCTATTGCATTTGAAAGTTATACAGATTATCCTGAAAGTGTAAGAACCGCAGCTCAGAGAGCATTAGATTGGGTTGAGAAAAACGGATGGGGTTCTTGTGGAACACCTGTTGGTAAAGCTAGAGCAAATCAACTTGCTAAGGGTGAACCAATCTCAGAAGAAACCATATCAAGAATGGCATCATTTGCAAGACATGCACAGAATAAAGACGTACCATACTCAGAGGGTTGTGGTGGTCTTATGTGGGACGCTTGGGGAGGTACAGCAGGTATTGAATGGGCATCCAACAAATTGGAAGAGATTAACAAAACCAACATGTCAAAACAAAAGTTCCAAACCGATGACGAAAAGAAAATGGTTGTGGGACCAGCAATGATACCTGACCTTAAGATATTCCGTAAAGATTTACTCGGTAATCCATACTATGTTTATTTTAGTGCTAACACAATCAAGATGATTGCGGAGAAGTACATGAGAAACAAGTACATTGATAACAATGATGAGAACCATAACGGTAAGGCGGTATCAGATGTGTATGTGGTTGAGAGTTGGATTAAGGAAGATAAGGAAGATAAATCAAACAAGTATGGTTATGGTAATTTACCTGTAGGTACTTGGTTTGTATCAATGAAGGTACGTAATGACGAAGTTTGGAAGAAGGTAAAGAATGGAGAATTAAAAGGTTTTAGTGTCTCAGGATTCTTTGAAGAGATAGCAGATTTTGCAAGAGAACACATGTTCTTACAGGAAGTAGTTAAGATATTGAAGACCATAAAATAAGATTTGGGAATATATATAAACATTTATATTTAATAGTATAAGAAGAATAAAAAAAAACAATTTAAGATTATGTCAAAAAATCCAAAAACAGCAATCCAAGAAATCAAAAAATTGATGGTACAATTTGGTTTTATGTCTGACGAACCTATAATGGCTTCATTTAAAACTGAAGACAATACCATTTTTGAAACCCTTAAACTTGAAGTTGGTAGTAAAATCACCAAGTTAAACGACGAGTTTGAAAGAGTTGCATTAGAAACTGGTAAGTATAGATTAGTTGAAAACTTTGAAATACAAGTTAAAGACGGTGAAATCAAATCAGTAAAACAAATTTTTGTTGACGCTAAATTAGTAGACGGAACCCAAATTAAAGTTGAGGGTGACTCAGTAGTTGAAGGCGCTAAAGTTGTTGTAGTAACCGAAGAAGGTGAAATACCTGCACCAGATGGTGTACACGAATTAGAAGGTGGTATGAAGGTAGAAACCAAGGAAGGTGTTATCGCTAAGATTGAAGAAAAAGTTGAAGCGGGCTACAAAGACAAAGAAATGGAAGAAGAAGTAGTTAAAGAAGAAGAAGTTGAAGAAGATCCTATCAAAGAAATTGTTTCATTATTAAAAGATATGATGGAAAAAGTATCTCAGAAAATGAAAGACATGGAAGATAAGGTTGAAGAAGTGAAAGCTGAATTTAACTCATTCAAAAAAGAACCAGCAGGTAAGAAAATATCTGATGGTAAAACAGATTTTAATAAACAAAATAGCTCAGATGATGTAATGACCGATAGATTAGCGGCAATTGCATCAATGAGAAAAAAATAAATAAAAAATTAAAAAAAATAAAATTATGAAATTTTTAAAGAAAGAAAACTTTTCGTATGACGTAGCAACTATTGGTTCATATGTAGACCAAGTTGGTGGAGAATTATTATCAAAAGCACTTATTGGTGCAACAACTCCAAAATATGTTAACGTAAGATTAGGTATCAAAGGTACACAAGCATTGAACCTATTAAATTCAACCGTTGTGTTCCAAGCAGGTGAGTGTGGATGGTCTCCTCCAACAGGTACAACTACCACTTTTACACAAAGAAACATTACAACTTGTCCTGAGAAATATAATGAAGCATTATGTTACCAAGACTTATTTGACACTTATCAGTCAATGTTAATGCAACCAGGTCAAACTCAAGAAACTGTTCCATTTGAACAACAAATTGCTGACCTTAAGGTAAAACAAATTCAACAAAGAATTGAGCAAAAATTATGGCAAGCAACTACAGGTGGTGGTGATTGTTTCAATGGTTTCAAATCATTAATCGTAACAGGAACTACAGGTGTAGGTAACTCAAGTGGTACTACATTCTCTAACTCAGTAGCATACGGTACTGCAGGTAACCCTATCACAGAAGTAGATAACTTAATTAACGCATTATCTGATGACGCAATGTCAAGAGAAGATTTACGTGTGTTTATGTCATACGCTAACTTCCGTGTTTATGTACAAGCATTAACTAAAGCAAACTTCTTCAGTAACTACATTGGTTCTTCTGAAATCACTGGTAACATGGAAGCTGTTCACCCTAACACTAACGTTAAGGTAATCCCTACAATCGGATTGAACGCTTCTAACAAAGTTGTTATCGGACCAGCAGAATATTTTGTGGTGGGATTTGATTTGCTCGGAGATCACGAAAAGCTAGTAATATGGTATTCAAAGGACTTTGATGAATTACGTTTAAGAGCTAACTATAACTATGGTGCTCAAATCGCGTTATTCGGTTCAACTGTATACTTCGCAACTAACAACTTAGCATAATCTAAGAAAAATATTAAGGGGGGAGTAAAATCCCCCTTTTAAAAAAAATAAACAAATAAAAAAATAAAGGGGGTAGTCCCCCAAACACATATATTATGAGCACATGTTTTATATCTT